CACTTCGACCATCCTGGCAAGGCCAGGAGAAGACTTCTGAGGCTCGCTGGCTGAATTTATCTCTTCGCTGGCCATAGTTTCCCCGTTCTCGCATCCATAGGCTGACAGCCTTCAATCTTCTCTGGGCAGAAGTACGCCGCCCACTTATCATCTTTGGCTTTGCGAAAGACTCTTGCGCCATGCTCGCAAACTGATGCAAAATCATCCTGACTCTCTTCGGCTTCTGTCGCAGCCCAAGGATCATCATCGATGCCAGCTTGTACGAGCGAGCGCACCACAGCCAGAGAAGGCTCTCCAGCTCCTTCTGCTCCCCAGAGATCCAGCGCCACGCCAAAGCGCATCGCTGCATTCTTGATTGCATCAGAGATGGCCGTCTTGACTGCATCGGCTCCCTTTTGATGTGGCTCGCTTGCTCCATAACCAATCCGAGTCACTCCCAGAATGGTCAATCGGATCCACAAGCCGCCATTCATATCTGCGCGCGGAGCTCCGCGCTCATCAGTAGCCATTGGCTCCCAAGTCCAGCAGGGATCCACTTGAATCAATCGATCAGTGACAAGCGCGTGATTGACATAGGCAAAGTCTTTGCCATTCATCGTCTTGTATTCAATCACTTCCTTGGGGAATGGCGCTCGCAGCGCATAAGCATCATCCGGAGTCATGCTGCCACTCTCCTTCGCACATCTGCGCTGACCACTCGATAGATCTCGCCACTTGGATGGACTGATGGTGGCGCTACGACATAGCCATTGAACTTGATATCCACGCCCTGTCGCAGCTTGCCTGGGAATCGAGCATCAGCTTTTGCTTCATAGTAGAAGTGAAAGCCATTGCCTGTGCGGATGGTCAAAGTCGGAGCAAGCCCCTGAGTCGTACCGCCAGAGCGTTCATCGACATCAAAGACCACCAGACCACTCTTGGCACACGCGATGCCGATATTGAGATCCGGATGAGCTGACCACCACTTGATTGCCAGATTCGGATCATTGGTCGCGCTTTTGAAGCCATGTGGCGCATATTTTGAGAAGGGCTCTTTGCCCTTGGGATTCAGTGGCAAGATATACCAGCCCTCAGCCATATAGCTCAAGGCAAATTCCAGCATCTTATTCATTGGCTCACGCTCGCATGGCGTGAAGCTGCGCGCCCTCGCTTGAATCCAATTTTGTGGCCATCTGTGTATCCGTTGCGATAGCCAATCAACATCCCCACCAAGACAGTGGTGAGGATCACGATCGTCAGTGTGACGATTTCAAGATTGCTCATATTCGACTCCTTCCAGTCGTAGTGCAATCTTAGCGCGCGCCCCTTGCATCTAAGGCTCGCGCCACGCCCTCTGCCAAGGAAATTCTTGGAATGTAGTATTGCGCCATTTTGTACGGATTTCCTACCCTATATGCCACTCCGCGCGGCTTGTCCGCTTCGACCCATATCTCCGGCATATAGCCCATCTGCTCTCCCACGATTTCGGCCAATCGCCGGAATGTCGTGGCGATGCCTGTGCAGAGATTGACCGAGTCATTGAACTTCATCCTGGCCATAATCAAGCTCGCTGTGACGATGTCTTGAATGTGAATCCAGTCGCGTGTCGTACGATCCGAGCCCCAGATGACGAATGGATCCTGCAAAGCAATGCCTCGCTCAATGAATGATGGGAAGGGATAGTCCAAGTCTTGATCTGACCCATAGCCGGAGAATGGCCGGAGCGTAGTGACTGAGAGCCCTTCGCGCCGTAAGTGATTCATGAGCATCTCGCCCGTCAGCTTCGCCCAGCCATAAGTCATGTCGGGATTCTCAATCATGTCGAGATTGATGTCAGCTTCCGAGAGTTTGTGCTGGAGATGCTCTTCCTGATACTTGATGGGATAGGCCGCACTAGACGAGAAGTAGAGAATGTGTCCAGGCTTTGTCCTCAGTGCCCACGATGCCATCTCTGCATCAATGGAGAGATCTACTGCGAGCGAGAGCGGAGATCCTTCGATGAGCATTCGCCCACCGACTACGGCAGCCAAGTGAATGACCAGATCATAGTGAGTCTGATCATTACGAAAGAAGTCTCTCGCATCTGTGCCAGTCTTGATGTCAATGCATCGGACATCTCCATAGAGATCGGATGATGCCAGGAAGTTTCGACCTACGAATCCCTCTGATCCAGTGATGAGAATCATGTGAGCCTCTTGACTAGATTGGCGTATTCATCGGATGCCATGTATTCCACGAATCTCTTGCCGTCAGCTTCATAGATGGATTGACTATTGACTCGGACATAGCCTTCATCCACTTGGCTCTTGCCGATAAGCGGATGACAGTGCTCAATGATGCAGTCTGGCAGATAAAAGAGACGGCCAATATCCTCGCCCAATCTCTTCCAGAAGTTGTCCAGATAAAGATGGATGAAGCCCTCTGGAACCATGCCATCGAGATCTGCTGCGATGATGCCTTCCATGCCCACAGCAGTCGGAAGATTCTCGCGCTGGAATAAGTCATCGCCATAGACCAGACCGCCACGATCTTCCAGGATGTCAATCCAGGCCTGATCCCAGCGATGTGTCCTGGGTCTATGGTCATCGCCCAGGAAGGCAAAGTGCGTGAAGCTCTGCTCGCGCAAGAGCTTGCGCACAGCTTTATTCAGTGGAGCTGCCATACCTTTGGATTCTCTGCGAAAGACCATCAGATTCTCCGCAATTTTTTCATATTTGTTGAGCTCTGGATCATCGTGATCACAGACCACGAACATGGGAGACTCGGTCATCGTCTCCTTGAGAGCTTCTTGAAGCTCGATGATATTTTGTGGCCTTCCGCGTGATGGCACAATGATGGCCATCGTTGCAAAGTCACTGCGTTGGATTGTCCTCATCTTTTTCCTTCCGATTCGCTGCTGATTTTTTCAATCCGTTGGATGCCAAGATGCCGCCCAGACTACCGGCAAGGAATGTCACAATCGTGGAAATCTGGCCGCCGATGAGCTTGTCATTCTCAGCTTGTGCTCCGATGGGCTGTGTGACAAAGACGAATGCGTAGGCCAGGAATGCGCAGAGCATTAGGAAGGTCGCTGCGACCATGATTCCAGTCCAGAAAATCAATCGAGCCCAGAGCTCATCTGGAGCGAGCCTATCCCTTTTGGCCATCGACTTGATCCATGATTCTCTTGTAGATCTCTGCTCCAAGAAGATCCTCAGTGCAGATGCCACTGGCATCGCAGAGCGGCTTGTGACACTCCGGATGGGCTTTGATGTCGATGAAGATTTCGGGATTTTGGCAGTCATAACGGAAGCTCCCATCGAAACTGCATCCGGCCATTGCCAGAGCAATCAAAGGGAGCAGCCATATCAGCGCCCTAGTGGATCTTTTGGATTGAGATAGCGATAGATGGGCGGCAATACTGCGGCGAGCGCAGCAGACCCCAGCGCCTTGATGTCCATGTCTCCTGTGGCCAAGTAGTAAGCGATTACTGCGCTTGCAGCAGCTCTGCCCCATGATCCTGCCACTTGCTTGATGGTCTTCTTTGTTTTGACTTTCATCATGCTCCCTCGAATGTGGGAATCCCGAAGCCGACAATGGATCCCCCTTTGGCATATTGTCTCTTCTTGCGCATCACTTCGCCGCCATTTCGTTGGGAGCCACTTCCGGAAGTGTTGCCTTCTATTGTCTCACACCATCCCTTGCCAAGGTCTTTGACCACGATTCCGACATGAGAAATCCGATTGACATTGTCATCAGGGAAATCGAAGTACGCAATCCATCCTGGCTCGGGCTTTGTCGGAGCATCTGCCCAATTTTTTGCCTTCTTGAAGGCTTGTGATCCTGCGACTGTCGAGACAGTGTTGGGAATTTTGACCTTTGCCTTGCGAGCGCACCAATTGACGAATGATCCACACCAGGGCAGGCCATTGGCTTTCATCGCTTCGCCATACTTGGTCAGATTGTCGAATTGCTCTGTGTAGCCAATCTCCTTCTCGGCAATGGCAATGAGAGCTGCGGCTGTGGTCATAGCAGAGCTGCGACTTCTTCCTCTGTCAATCCAAGAGATGTCAGCTTAGCTATAGCAGATTCTTTGCGAGCTGCCTTGGCTGCTTGTGCTGCTTCTTCCTCATCTCGCTGTGCCTCTGCTGCTGCTCGGTCTGCCTCAAGTTGGGCGATTTCCTCATCGGTGAGTTCCACTACTGTTTGTTCTCCAGTAGAGCAATCCACAATGAGTTTGGTTGGCTTGTCCATTCCTTCTCCTTAACTATTCTTAATTCCGTATAGGTCAAAACGAGAACCGGAGGCAAAATTAGTAATGCCCGCTGTCGGTGTTATAGTGATTTTGGTAATTGCAGCAGTATTGCTCCACAACATAGCATTCATTCCTGTTAAAGCATCGGTCGAACTGTTGTTTTCTGAAACTCCTGTAACACTAAAAGCCTTATTAGTGGAACCGGCATAATTTGGAATATAAAACTCTACGGAGGAAAAAGTATTGCTAGTCGCTCCCGAACCAACGGCATCATAAGTATTAGAAAAATAACTGCTAGAAGTACGACCAGAGGCAGCCGCGCTACTGTAACCGTATAGTCTTGTATTGGAACCAGTAGTGGATGAAGTCGTATCGGTATTTAAGAAAACATTGAAAGCGTCCCGACCGCCACCACCGTCATTTTCTCGAATGCTACATAAAAGAACTAAATCGGTGTATGTACCTACTATGGAATTAAAAACGATAGAAGAACTGGTACTCGTCAAAACTGTTTTAGCAAGAGCAACATAAGTAGGTGTAGGCATTATGCCGCCTTTATTCCGTAGAGGGTGGCTGTTGAACCAACTGCTAAATTAACACCAGTAGTCCTTAAACTTAATGCGTTAATAGCAGAAGTGCTGCGCCATAAACCAACGGCTCTATTTACTTCTCCTGAACCATTTCTATCATTTGAGTACACGGAAAGAAAAGTTTTATTTGTACTTCCAGCGTAATTGAAAAAATCAATAGTGATCAAACAAAAAGTATTTGTCGCGGTTGGAATGCCAATATCAGCACCCAAATAAAGAGTAGCCGTTGAACTTGCCCTTGTGCTTGCGGCGCTTGTTCCATTTCCATATAAAATAGTATTGCTGTAATTTGTTCCTGTATCGCTGTTAATTCTTAAAATAGGAAAATCGGTTGAGGCTACTCTGGCAGTCCAAACAACTCGTAAATCAGTGTATGTTGAGGGAATGGAACTAAACGCAATTTCGGAAGCTGCTGTTCCTAATGTGGTGGTGGCTATTGGCTCGTAAGTTGCTCCTGCTGGCATTATGCTTCCTTAATTCCGTATAGGGCGAAGGTGGTTGCAGTAGTCCAATTATTCGCACTGGTTTTAATTTCAATCGAGGTTATTGCTGTTGTTGCATTGTATAAACCGCTACTGATATAGACTTCACCAGCACCATTTCTATCAAATCCGGTAAAATATCGTAATGTTTTATTTTTTGTTGTACTTGCATAATCTAAAACATCAGCAATTAAAACACCCATCACACTTGCTGTTGCCGCCGCGCCTGTTGCGTTACCTGGAAAAGTAAAACCAGTTGAAGCACCACCAGAAGCAACGACAGTTGTTCCATTACCTCTTAAAATATGATAAGCATAGGAAGTGCCGGTAATACCATTAACTGTTATGTAGCAATTTGTTTCAGTAGCGCCTGGTTCGTCTGTTCGCATTATTCCGCGAATTTGTAAATGCTTAAAGGTGCTCGGTATAGAACTAAAAGTAATTGTTCCACTTGATCCCGTGCCAGTAGCGGTAGCGATAGATTCAAAGGATGTACCTGCCGCCGCCGCTCCGCTTGAAGCAAGAATGCCCAGAATTGTTGAGCTCAAGCGATGCCCCCGACCACATACCATGTGTCGCTTGCTACTTTGAGAAGGCTTGCCGCCTTATATTGGCCAGTAATCACGGGATTTGTGGATGTGGCTCCGGCACTGGCGATGGTCACGCCTGATCCTTGAGTGATGGATAGTGTGCCAGTTGCGCCGGTCTTGATGATATTGACCACGCTTCCTGTGGTCATCGCCACGCTAGAATTGGGCGGCACTGTGATGGTGACTGTGCCAGTGGTCGAATAAACAATCAGTTTATTGTCTGCATCAGTGAGCACCAGTGTGTCGCTTGTGGCTGTCACTGTGCGCAGCGTGAGATTCGCAATCGAATTCATCTGTGCTGCTGTGAGCACTTGACCAGTGGTGAATGTTGCCATCTTCTCTCCTTCTAGGCGTAAGCCAGCGAATCCTCATCGAGTACGCCATCGACAGTCGAATCCAGTACGAATCCTACCGCGAAGGGCTGTGCTGTGGTGAAGATTGTGACGAATGAATTGGGCGTGATGTCGTATCCCACTCCGGCAATGACTGTCTCGCTGACAGCATTGCCAGAAGGCAAGACTTGAGTCACTTCTATCGGATCAAAGATGTCGAGATTGAGAGCTGCTGTGACTCGCGCTGGATCTGAGCCATCAAAGGCATCGACTGACATCGATTCCATGCGCAGATCTGCTCCGACTTCTTTACGACTGGCGATAATCATCTGCGCTTGATTGAGCGCATCGGCATCAGTCTGGGCAATAGAGCTGCGAATTCTCGAATGGTCAAAGTAGGTCAATTGACTTGTGGCATCAGTGGCAGTCTGAGCTGTGCCGCCAGTGATGGTGACTGTGCAATTATTCACCAATCCAAAGTCTGACAAGTCAAAGGAGACCGAAAGATATTTGATATTCCCAGCTCCGCCAGTGTCGCTGAAGGCTGTCGGAGTGCCTGCGGAAGCTGTGATGATGTCATTGCGGCTCTTGAATGTGGCATAGCCGCGCTGATCCATATAGAAGGCTCCCAGATCTGTGGCTTCTACTGTCTGACAAGCGGCGAGCGCGCTTCGACTTGTGCCTGCATCAGCTTGGACAGTAGTGGTCGCAGTAGTGGAGATAGATCGCATTCCGCCAGGAAAATCTGCCGCATCGAGAATTGATGTGACTCGCTGCGCTGTGGTCTGACCGGCTGTGCCACCTGAGACTGTGGTGATGGTGGCCAGATTGAGAAGCTGAAATCCATCCACACATTGAAGATCCACGAATGCTGGATCAAAGCCTGTCGGAGATTGATACTTCCAGCTCTGGATATACATCGAGCCGAGCGCATATTCAGTGCCCAGAGTATCTGTGGCAAGGAATCGAATCTTGCGCATCGGCAGAATTTTCCCATACAAGGCTCCGCTTGTGTTGCTGGGATTGAAAAGTCCTGTCTGATCAATCAATCTGACTGTCGCTGATCCTGCTAAGAAGGAATCGGCTGCGCGATTGTAGGCTCTGCGAATGTTAGCCCTCAACACATATTGAGTGACATCTACTGTCTCGGCTGCTGCTGTACCTAGGACAGAAGAATCTAGTGGTGTGGCTGGATCATCAAGCACAAGAGCTGGATCGAAAGTGCTGCCATTAGAGAAGTCAATGATGCACTTGAAGGTCGCGCCTGCCACTTATCGCCCCAGATTGGTCAAGCCAGAGCTTGTGCCTGCTCGATTGCGTTCATAAAGTCCATTCGCCACTGCATCAATCAATTCATTCTCTGTGAAGACATTGCCTTGGACTGTCACATAGACTTGCGTAGCCACAGCTTCCGCTCCTCGACCTAGATCAAGAATGGAGAGATCCATCTGGGGAGTGACTCGACCCAATCCAGCCTGAGATGCTCTCGCCACGGCTTCATTGACTCCCATCTTGTCCAATAGGCTGCGATATTGCTCGGCAGTCTGCAATCCATTGCCAAAGGGAGAAATTCCTTGATTCGCCGTACCAGGAGCCATCGGTAGCTCCACTCCGCTTTTGGTCGTATAGAAGACAGGAATCTCGACCTTGAGCTTGTTCAATTCTGCAATCTGAGCCGCCACACTTGCGGCTCTGGCTGCATCAGCAGAAGTCAATTTTGCAATCTCACCAGCTTGAGTCATCAGCCCTTTATTGCGAGCCTCATCTAGTGCATTCAGCTTCAATAGAGCCATCTCATCATCTTTGTAGCCCTCGGACTTGATGGCCATAAGCGCCTGGACTCTTGACTTTTCTTCTGCTGTGGTCGCGTTGCGAAGTGCCGCAGCGAGCTGGATATTGTCCATGTCAAACTTCGCGGCAAGTTGCTTCTTGAGCTGATCTTGTCGCTCTTCTGCCTTTTTCTTTGCTGCGGCAGCAGCAGCCTCTTTTGCTCTTGCTTTGGCAGCAGCTTTCGCTTTTTCTTCTGCTGCGGCAATAGCCTTGGCTAG